AATACACAACTGAATGCCACTCAAGATAAACTGAACGGTTGCACCTCCGTGCTCACCGTGGATTCGCAACTCATCACCGGACTTGAAACCAGCGTATCGCTGGAGAAAGCAGGACGAGTAGAAGACGCTAAAGTAGCGGCTGTGAATCAAAAGAAAGCATGGAAGCGCGGGTTCAAGTGGGGCTTTGGCATAGGTATCGCCGCTGCCGTCGCTGTGAAATCCGTCCTACACATTTGACATCCAGAGGCCAACTAAAGATGAGCGTTAAGAAAACAGCGGCAGACGTGTCTACAGACGATGTTTTGGCAGCATTCAACAAGAACAAAGGAAACATCCGCGCGACTGCAATCGAACTTGGCATTGCACGTTCGAGCGTGCGTCGCCGCTTGACTCCGCTCGGCGTGATGAAAAAGCCGTTGGCAGGTGGTACCAAGGTCGGCACCAAGACCGAGAAGCGTAAGGTTGCTGCGAAGGGCAGCATCAAGCGTTACATCCTCACCTCGGCACAGAACAATACACACGTGCACGCGGAATTGCTAGCGAATTTGGAAGCGCTTGCGAATCTTTACAGCGCTGAGATTATCGTCGGCACATACACTTACAACCAGAATCACTACGGCCAGTTGAGCGTCAAGCAAGGCACGAAAGCGGCGTACCAGCATGATTTGTGGTACGACCCAGCCATCACGAAGTACGTCAAGGACGCTCGCATTCAACTCGCGCCCGGTCTCGTGTGGTGCGGTGAGTACAACGCGCTGCCGACCAACGTGAACCCGCTGGCTGGTTTGGAATCCTATTCTGGCCGTCAGTCTGCAATCTTCCCCCACGCGAAGCTGGCGATGCGCAGCATCCCCACGATGCAGGGTGAAGGCACCAAGTTGAACTACACCACGGGCACAATCACGCAACGCAATTATATTCAGAAGCGCGAAGGTGTCATCGCTGAGTTTCACCACATTTACGGCGCACTGTTTGTTGAGGTGGATTCAAACGGCAATTGGTGGGTACGCCAGTTGAACCAAGACGAGGGCACAGGCACGCTGCAGGACTTGCACGTTTTGGTACAAGACGGCAAGATTGTACGAACCAATGCAACCGTCGAGGCTATCACGTACGGCGACCTGCACGGCGTCTTTGTTGACCCGGACATCAAGCGTCAATCGTTGGAGATGCGCGACATTCTACAGCCGAAGTATCAATTCCTGCACGACATTATGGAAGGCGCGGCGGTTAATCCCCACGCCCGCAAGTACAAGGCTAACTTCGACAAGTTTAACACTTACTTGCGCGGGTATCTTTCTCTTGAAAACGAGTTGATTGATACGGCTCGCATCCTTGAAGAGTACGCGAACTTTGATGGCGAGACCGTGGTCGTCGATTCGAACCACGACGACATTTGGGTTAAGCGCTGGCTGCAAGAGACTAGCCATAAGGTTGACCCAGCAAACGCTGAACTGCATCTGGAATTGAATGCATATATGTACCGACAGATTCGCAACGGCGTGACCGTTGAAGAGTCTCGCGCTCGTACTGCGAAACCAAAGATGGTGCGTGACGTGAACGTGCTGCGCTACGCGCTGTACGAGGCTGGCAAGCTGAACCCAGACCAGCCGTTCATCTTTCTCGGTGCAGACCAATCGTTCAAGACCTGCGACAAGAAGATTGAGAACGGCATGCACGGTCACCTCGGCCCGAATGGCAAGTACGGCAGTCCGATTGAACTATCGAAGATGGGCCGCAAGGCAAACACCGCCCACACGCACTCTGCGGGCATCTTCAACGGTCTGTACGTGGCCGGAACCTCGGCGTTCTTGCGCTGGGATTACGCCAAAGGGCCGAACAACCATTCGCACAGCCACGTGGTTACGTACGAGAACGGCAAGCGTACAATCATCACGATGTTCGCTGGAAAGTGGAGAGCCTGAAAATAGCACTTGACAACAGGATTGCTTTTGTAGTACGATGGTTTTGCGGAGATAGTTCAAGGGTAGAACACGTGCAGCGCTAACCCCTCACGGACGGCGGTTCGACTCCGACCTCTTCGCTCCATTTTGAGGATAGATGATGGAAATACGGTTTGACCGATGTCAACTAAAGGACGTTTCGAGTTTTGTGAAGCAAAATCACTACTCGAAAACCCATCATAAGGTTGTAGTGCATGCTTTTTCTCTGATGATGGACGGCGTCCTTGCTGGTGCATGTCTTTTTGGTATGGCTGCTGGTAATTTGAAATGTATGACTGTACTGCTAGGACATGATAATCCTCGGGACTATCTAGAATTGCAACGGCTAGTCTTGTTAGATGAAGTGCCGAAGAACAGTGAAAGTCGATTTATTGGTTGGTGCCTTCGCTGGCTCAAGAAGAATACAGAGACCAAGGCAATCATAAGTTTCGCTGACCCAGCCTTTGGTCACAGCGGAACAATCTATCGCGCCAGTAACTGGATTTATACAGGTCGTCAGAAACCAGCCAGAGACCGCATCTATCTCGACGGCAAGGAAATGCATCCAAAACAATTCTACAACATTTATGGCACATCGTCCATTTTGAAGTTGACAGAGATGCTGCCAGATAGTAAGATTACTACAGGCTTCAGAGAGACTAAACACCGTTATGTATACATCCTGAAGACGGAGTTAAGCAACTTACTGAAACTAGAAATGGGTCGAGGTCAAAAACACTTTTTTGAGGAAGGTGCTAAGACGGTACCTAGTTTTATCGCAGACCCATACGAAAGAGATGCTAAAGAAATCAGGACAGGTGAAGTCGAATGACCGAGACACGCAAACCGAAACGCGAACAGAAGCCGAAGAACGTCGTCCACCTCGTCGGCACATTGCGCTGCTCGCATTGCGCCAATCGCTGGATGGTGGTAGACTTGAACCCAGAACGCAAGGCCGTACCGTGCCCGGTATGCGGTACGCTGAACGATATCCGCGAGGCTATGAAGGCGGCAGCATGAAAATCGGCGACGTAGTTGAGTTGAAGTCTCAGAAGGGTTTGACGATGACAATCACTGAACTCATCTTTCAGTCGAGCCGCCCCTTTGGATGCACATACTACAACCCAGTTTCAGGAAAATTTGAAACCATCTATGTTCCTGAAGCGACATTGACGCTGGTGAAAGAATGAAACTGAAACTCATGATTCTCGGTCACGCGCGGCACGGCAAGGACACCGTCGCCGAAATCCTGCGCGATAGCCTCGGCCTCAAATTTATCTCATCGTCTTTCGCTGCTGCCGAGAAGGTGATGGTACCTTATTTCTTGACCAAAGGCATTAAGTATGCTACATTGGACGAATGCTACGCTGACCGAGTTAACCACCGTGCGGAATGGCACGACCAGATTAAAGCATACAATACGCCGGATAGTGCGAAACTGGCACGTGAGATTTATTCTGTCGCAGACATCTACGTTGGTATCCGCAACCCTGTCGAGTTTTATGCTATCAAGAAAGAGCGTCTGTTTGATTATGCTCTCTGGGTTGACCGCAGTAAGCATGAAGGTCCAGAATCGCTGGCATCTAGTCAGATGACGGCACAGATGGCCGATTACGTCATCAACAACAATGGGACTCCGGAGCAGTTGAAGACGAACACGCTCTCGCTGTATTGGGACCTCATCAGTTTGGAGTATGCAGGGCAGTTGAGAGGACAGTGATGCAAAGCAAGGCATGGATTCATACCTTCACCGGATTGAAGTTCTATTTGTTGAATCCCCGTCCGGAAATGATACGCATTGAGGATATCGCTCATGCTCTATCTATGCTCTGCCGTTGGACAGGACACACGAAATATCACTACAGCGTAGCACAGCACGCTTACTATTGTAGTTTGATAGTGAGACCTGAACTCGCTCTTGCAGCACTCTTACACGACTCTAGTGAAGCGTACTTGAACGATATTAACCGTCCGCTAAAACATTTTACCGATGTTGGGCCAGCGTACTTGAAGGTTGAAGAGAAAGTCGAACGAGTAATTTTCAAAAAGTTTGGGTTGCAGTTCCCAATATCTCCGGAAATAAAGCAAGCGGATAATCGGATGCTGTTCACTGAAAAGGCCGAACTCATCAATGGTGAAGAGTGGTGCTACAAGTGGGAGCATGATGGTTCTCTTGCTGATATTAAGATCGAACAATGGACACCACGACGCGCCGAGAAGATGTTTCTACGACGATTCGCGGAACTCACGAAATAAAGGACAACAATGATTAGCCACGTAACTACTCAAGCGTTAGGCCAGAACCCAACGTCGAAGATTCAGATTGTGCAATGTGAACAGTGCAACAAGACTTCATCTGCTGAGATGATCGGGGAAGGCGCATTGGAAAAGGCCATCGCGGTTGACCCTTGGCTTCGCACTTACCGCACGATTCAGACTGGCGACGGTCGTGTGTTCGGCTATTGCTCAGACCTGTGTGAAATTGAAGCCATCAAGACGGGTGCTCATAACATGCCGGAAGCTAAGCCGAAGGTTGAGACAAACGTCTCGCCTGCAGCTATCGCAGCGGCAGCAGCAGCACAAGCACAAGCGAAGAAAGCCGACAAAGCACTTCGCGACGGCGGTAATATCACGATTACGGATTAAAGGGGCCTCCGATGAAGTTGCGCCACGCGATTCGATTCACAGGAAAAATCTCTTGGGAGGGCCAAGCCAATGGCCTCCCGGAGAATATCTACACGTTCTTGTTTTATCAAGACTATAACCGCGAGACGTTTGGTACCGCTATCGACCAACAAATGCATCAGTTCACTCATGACCAAGGTATGCATTGCCAGCGTGTTCAAGGTGATCTCATTGATATGGAACAAATGCCGCAGGATCGCCAATTCGTTCCGATGCAGTGGATTGTGTCTATCCGTCCAGAAGTAATTAATTTCACTCACGAACTCCCGCTCGCAGACGAAAACGGTGTCGAGCGACTAAGCGACGGAAGCGAGCCTCAACGCCAATGATAATAACGGGTTTTGATTTAGAGAGCACTGGATTGGACATCGTTAAGGATCGGCCTATTGAAGTGGCTGTGATGCTATGGTCTACCCGAATGAATCGCGCGGTGGATTCGCAAGCCGTCCTCGTACAAGCAGACGGCGTTCCTGTCACTGAAGAGATTACAGAAATCACAGGTATCACCCAAGCGGCTGTGGATAAGTTTGGTTATGAGCCAGCGAGTGCATTC